CGCACAAGCACCTGATCGCGGGCAACCACAAGCCACGGCTAAAGGGCGGCGACCCTGCGATGGCCCGCCGCATGGTGTTGCTGCCGTTCCTGCAGAAGTTCGAGGGCCGCGCCAAAGATATCAAGTTGCCGGAGAAATTGAAGGCCGAGGCGCCCGGCATCATGGCCTGGATCATCGACGGGGCGCGCAAGTGGTACGCGGACGGCTTGGCGATTCCTAGCAACGTGGAAGACGCCAGCCGCGACTATATGGCCGAGCACGACGACATCGCCATGTGGATGGAGGAGTGCTGCAAGGTCGAGAACGGCACGTTCGCCAAGTCGTCGGATTTGTACGCCAGCTTCAGGCGCTGGAAGCGCGCCAGGGGCGAGCATGAGCCTTCGCAGACGGTGTGGGGGGAGAAGATGAGCGTTGTACCCGGCTTGCAGAAGGTCAAGCGGGCCGGCGTGATGACGGTCAAGGGCCTGGACTTGACGGCTTCGGAGAAGGCCAAGGGGTTGGAAAACGCCTAAAAATGAGGCAAGGGGAGGGTTGGGGAGGGTTATCCGGTTATATACGTCACCCGCGCGCCCGCACGCGATACCCTGTAAATGGTTTAACCCTCCCCTAGTCTCCCCGTGAGCGGTCACTAACTTATCCGTGCATCGTGCATTTTTGCAACACCTCTTGCATCCCCCCACCGGGCCGTGCTATAAGCCCACCTACGCTGCGCCCGCTGGCCGCCCACGATGACCCACGACGTTGCCACCTTCGTCATGTTCCTGTTGCGCTCAAGCGTCGATGCGCACCTGATGCATTGGGAAACCGACAGTTTCTCCAAGCACACCGCGCTGGGCGAGTATTACGATGGCATCGTGGAGAAAACCGATGCGCTTGCCGAGGCGTATATGGGTGCGCATGAGAAACTGCGATTTGGCGCAGGCGACCCTATTGAATATCTGAAGAAAATGCAATCCTTCGTTTCGGAATCCCGCGAGCATCTGCCGCAGGATACTGAACTGCAGAATCTGGTCGATGAGATCGCAGCACTCATCGATTCCACGCTCTACAAGCTGCGGTTTCTGAATTGACCGCGCCGAGCTGGCGCCACCGATCACATTCCCTCAAGGAGCGACACGATGAAATCCAAGGGCAACCCCTACACGCAACCCGCCGGCTACGGCGTCCAGGCCAAGATTCCCGCGCAAGCAACCGCTGGACGCTCCGGGGCCACGAAGGCCGGCGTCGGCATGGGCGTCATGGACCGTTGCGGCCCCGACAACCGCTTCGCGGGCGGCAGCCACAGCGGCGTGCAGTACGTCCACGGGCGCAAATCGCACCAGCCTGGCTGACCTACTGCGGCGCCGTTGCGATGAACTGCGGTTCCTGCCGATGGTGGACCCCAGACCCTGTGCTGGGCCAGTGCCGGCGGTATCCGCAGATCGTGACCAAGCACCACACCGATTGGTGCGGCGAGTATCGCCCGAGCGAACTGCCCACCATGATCCCGAGCACGCCTGCGCCTGAGCCGCCACCCAAGCGGCGCGGAAGGCCGCCAAAGACGAAACCAGCATGACCTGTCCGATCCGACCTCTGCGCGACCGCATCGTGGTGCAGCCTCAAGTGCGGCATCTGAGCGATGTGATCCACATCGTCAACCGCGAGCCGTTCAACGAGGGCACTATCGTCGCCGTGGGGCCGCTGGTGGAGCAGGCCAAGGTGGGCGATTTCGTCAAGTACGGAAACGGCGATTACCTCAACTGGCCGACGCAGCGGTTCGACGGCCAGGATTACCAGATCATCCAAGAGGCCGATGTCTGCGCTGTCGTGGAATTCGACAGCGAGCAGGCGAAGGCGGCATAATCCGGCAAAATCGATCACCTGAGAGGAACACACCATGACCAACAGCATCGCAGTAGGCGTCGCATACAGCGACCCCGAGCTCGACGGCGCCATCATTGGCGCAGCTGCCACCGCCTCGCCCGCCGGCACGGTCGGCTTTTACGGCAAAACGCCCGTGGTTCAGCGAGCCGCCGCAGTCCAGGCGGCCAGCCTCGTCAGCGCCACCAGCTGGGCCAGCTTGGTGTCGAACCAGGCCGCGTTCAATGCCGAGGTCGCCGCATGTCTCACCGGCCTCGGGCTCTGGAAGGGCGCCGCGTGACCAAGAAATCGGTCAGCCTGAGCGTCGGTCGCGGTGAGAAACTGCCGGCCAGCCAAGGCGCTGGGCTGACCGCCAAGGGCCGCGCCAAGTACAACGCGGCCACCGGCAGTAACCTCAAGCCGCCAGCGCCGAATCCGAAGACCGAGGCCGACAAGGGCCGCAAGGCCAGCTTCTGCGCCCGCATGGGTGCCGTCGCAGCCAAGGCCGAAAACGGCGAACGCGCCAAGGCGGCGCTCAAGCGTTGGAAGTGCTGACTGCACGCTAGAGCCAACATCGGAGTCGACATGCCGCTGAAAACCCCTCCCGGCCTCTACGCCAACATCCACGCCAAGCGCGAACGCATCGAAACGCAGAAAGCTGCCGGCAAGACGCCCGAGCGCATGCGCAAGCCTGGCACCAAGGGCGCACCGACTGCCGAGGCGTTCCGCGAGTCGGCGAAGACCGCTAAGAAACGCTGAGAGGAACCGAGATGCCGCTGGTGAAGTCGAAGTCTGAGGCCGCGTTCAAAAAGAACGTGAAGACGGAAATTGCCCACGGCAAGCCGCCGAAGCAGGCCGTTGCCATCGCTTACGCGACGAAACGGGCGGCGGCTAAGCCGTCGAAGAAAAAGTAAACAGCGCAAGGATTTGCGCATTGCACAATGGGAGCACCTTTCGGAAATGCCAACGGCGCTAAGCAGCGGATGTTCTACGACAAGCTGCGCTTGGTGCTCACGCAAGATCCAACTCGCCTGCGCAAGATCGCCGAGCAACTGGTGAGCAAGGCCGAGGAAGGCGAGGCGTGGGCGATCAAGGAGCTCATTGACCGCGTGGATGGCAAATCCGTGCAGGCCATGACCGTCGCCAACGAAGACGGCTCGCCTCTGCTGGCCGGCATCCGCGTGGAGTTCATCCGGCCAGGCTCGACGCCCAGCGCCGCGCCGGCGGCCGCGCCCGAGGTCGCCGATGGAAGCCCAGGCCGTCTTCCCTGAAAAGCTGTCCTGCCTGTTCGACCCGCCCCGGTCGCGCTATCGCGTGCTGTATGGCGGGCGAGGCGGCGCAAAGTCCTGGGGCATCGCTCGGGCGCTGTTAATCAAAGCCGCTCAGGCTCCGATGCGCATTCTGTGCGCTCGAGAGTTCCAGACCAGCATCCGCGATTCTGTCCACAAACTGCTGGTAGACCAGATCACCGCGATGGGCATGATGGGTCTGTTTGAGATCACGCAGAGCAGCATTCGCGGGCTGAATGGCAGCGAGTTCTTCTTCGTTGGCCTGAAGAACAACGTGTCGAACATCAAGTCTTTTGAGGGCGTCGATATCTGCTGGGTCGAGGAAGCGCAGTCGGTGAGCCGGCTGAGCTGGAACGTGCTAATCCCGACCATCCGCAAAGAGGGCTCCGAAATCTGGGTGTCGTTCAACCCCGAGCTCGAGCAGGACGAGACCTACCAGCGGTTCGTCGTCAGCCCGCCGCCTGGCGCGGTGGTGCAGAAGATCAACTGGTCCGACAACCCGTGGTTTCCTGAAACGCTGCGCGCGGAAAAAGACGCGCTGAAAGCCCGCGATCCTGCGGCCTACGCAACCGTGTGGGAAGGCGTCTGCCGGCAGACCGTGGACGGCGCGATCTTCGCCCGCGAACTTGAGATGGCCGACATCGATGGTCGCATCGGGCGCGTGCCCTACGATCCCGTCAAGCCTGTGCATGCGGTGTGGGACTTGGGCTGGAGCGACCAGACGGCGATCTGGTTCGTGCAGTTCATCGGCATGGAAACGCGGCTGATCCGGTACATCGAGGACAGCCAGAAAACGATCACGCACTACCTGGCCGAGCTGCAGAAGTTCGGCTACGTCTACGACACGATGCACCTGCCGCACGACGCGCAGAACAAGACGCTGGCCGCCAACGGGCGCAGCATC